CTCTCTGCTAATAAAGGATGAACAACACCAGAAGCTCCTTCAAATGGCTGGCTTCTTTCTTCATAAGTCATCCCCAACAAATCTATGCCACGTTTATACGAGTCTTCCCAATCTTGTCTTGAAGATATGTCCTCTTGAATCTCATTAGATAATTCATTTGATATGGTCATCAAATCACTATCATCTATGGCTTCCGCTAAATTAGCTTCAAATGATGTATCTAAAGGTTCTTCTTCAACAGGAACATCGCCAACAATAACAGAACCATCCTCCAGTTCAGTAACCCCTGATACAGGAAAATCAATCACGTTTACTTCAGTTTCTTCTACTGTTGTTTCTTCTGGAGTCCCACCAGAACCTGTTCCTTTTTCTACTGCCATTTTTTTACCTTTTCGTGTTGACGATTAATATTCACTTCCAAAGATGGGGCATGAAAAGTGTCCGCCAAAAGGGGCAACTTTTTGACGTAATATCAACCGCCAACAATGGTATAATATCACGCAAAATCATTAGTTTGTACCCTTAAATTTACCTCCCCCTGTTGCAATGCCATAGCCTCTAGCTATTCTGCCCTTCTTTCTTGCTATTAATTCATCTTGCATTTCAATCCATCTATCATGCTCATCATTGGTTAATCCCATGATATTATCTGCGGCTATTTTTCTAATAATTCTGTCGGAACGCATTTTCATCTTCATTAAAATGTACCCTTAAACTTACCGCCTCTATTGGGCATGACAGCACCGCCATTCATAAAATCTTTGCCTGCTTTTTTTAATTGGCTTTTTAATAAAGGTTTTGTTGTAGGTGTAGCTTGCCCTATGTCAGTATCATATTCTTTATCACCTGAACTTGGTTTAAAAGGTTCTCTTTTTGATTTAGGTTTTACAAAAACCCCCACATTTAATTCTTTATTAGACACACGTTCATATGTTTTGGGATCAAAAACAGTCACTGCACCAATTTTTGTAAAAGTGCCAGGTTTAGCACCAACAACTAAACCTAATCTTTTGGCTGCATCATACTTTCTTTGACCCATTGGGCTTAAATCATCATAATCTGACTTGGTAACTTTTTTAAAATTATCTTTAAATTTAGCTCTGTTTTTTGCGTATTTATCCACTACTTCACTCCTGTGAATCTAGTGCCACGCAAAGCAGCACCACCGCCACGACAAACATTAGAGGCAGCACCACCACGCTTAAAACCAGGAACACCTCTGCCACGCAATATATCCTTCTTTGTTACCTTGCCATCACCTGTTAAATCTGGAAAAGAAGCTCCGCCTTTTTTCATCTTTATCACACCGCCTTTAGCCTTGTAATCAGGCTCTGGTAAGTCTGCAAACTTTTCACGAGCATATTTTTCGGCTTCTTTATCACTCATGCCCATTCCTAAACCTTCTTCAAATAAGAGCTCTAATATACGTTCATTATATTCATTACTCATTAGAATACTCCTTTAAATTTTGTTCCTGAAACAGCAGCGCCCTTACCTCTAACAACACCACCATCTTTCATGCCTCTGGCTTTTAAATTAAAATAATTCTTTCTTCTACCAGCTCTTTGAGAGGCTATTTCAGTGTCAGGGTCAATAAAAAAGTTTCTCATCATTTGCCTTCTTGCTGGAGAAGTTTCCATCTCTCTAGAAAGAGCTTCAAGTGCTAATAATGAATTTAAAAATGCTGACCTTTTGCTCATTATTTTGTTCCTTTAAACTTGCCACCACGACCAGGCATTACAGCGCCAGTGTTTTTTCTAGTTGGTGAATAACCGCCTGTTTTCTTAGGTCTTAAATCCTTCTGGCGAACACCACCTAAATACGAATCAAGAATAAAACCTCCTAAATCACGATTTACCTCACCACCATCTTCAAACTTAACGGCCTCTTTAGACATTTTAATTAGTTCAGCAACATCTGCATCAGATATAGTTTTGGTAGGGTCAATCATTCGGCCCATCATTTCATTCATCATGCCAGGTTTGGGTCTAGGCTTTGGGCCTACTTGCTTTACTTTCTTAGGAGCATTTTTAGGTCTTGGTTTTGGACCTTTCATGTTTTTATCAGCCATCAGTAATATTCCTTCCTGCGATTATAACGCACTAAATCTTCATCTTCATAGTCAGTAGGCGTTATAATAAAACCACCTTGCCTAAAACGTAGTATAGCCTGTGTCATGGAGTCTGCCAAGTCATCATGTTCTCCATTCGGAAATGCAGCACATTCTTCTACCACTTCCTCTGCAAAATTCATGTCTGGGCGCCATACCATGCCACTCTCAAAAACAGGAGCACAGGCATTCATACGAGTAAATTTATCCGCACCACGACTAGGTGTAAATGGTGTAACAGGAACATCCATGCGCCTTAACTCCTGTGTTAATGGCATACCACTAGCCTTCTGCTCTATTAAAACCATATCAGGTTCAAACTCATCATAGAGCTCTTTAGCAATTTCTTTTAATTCAGGAAAATCCCATCTTCCACGCTGGGCATCAAGCAGGATAATAGCCTCACCATCGCCCTCTACGGGCTCAAATATGCCCCAAGTAGTAATAGCAGAATAATCAGAACGCTCAGACTTGCTAAACGCAGTATCATACGACTGAATGATATATGAGCACATAGGGGCGCTACTACTATCCCAAACATTCCACCACTCACGTTTTATAATCGCACCTTCTTCAGCAGTAGGATTCTGAAGATATTGTGCATTCCACTTACTTACAGGTATAGAAGCTTTTACAGCCTCTAACTCTTCTTTTGCCCAATATTCAGGCCATAAAACATTATCTGTTTCAGGAAAAATCGCAGGAAACTCAACAATATCCCACTGATCTGCCCCACCCTCTGCCTGTTTTTGCAAAACCTTTGCTGTTAAATCTCGTATACTCCATCTGGTCATCACAATAATAATCGAACCGCCTGGCTGAAGCCGCTGTCTTGGACCTGATGTGTACCATTCGTAAATATTATCCAATGCAGTCGGTGATAACGCATCCTGTTCAGAAACAGGGTCATCAATGATACATAAATCTGCACCACGACCAGCTAATGCACCTCCTACACCAACAGCATAATACTCACCGCCCTTGCTTGTACTCCATC